ATTAACTTTTCCAAATGTTTAGTGTATTCATCTTTGGTGTATAACATTATTCTTCCTCCCATTCTTCTATTTTTTCTATATGCTCAATATAAAGATTATCCATTTCAATATCATCTTGAATATAACCTTGTGCATTTAATTCCATGTCTTCAACAGATTGATTAGGTAAATCATTTATACATATAACTACTCTATAACTACATCTTTTTTCCATTATTCTTCTTCCTTATTAAATAATATTGGGTGTATTTCTTCAACATCAAAATTATCTTCATCTTCAGCACAATCTTCATCTCTTTCTGAATTATGGTATTCAAGCCATTTTTCAAAATCATCTGTTGTTCCTTCGTAACATCTCGGATTATTACCATCCCCCACATAAAATATATTATATAATTTCATTATTCCTCCTTTGTTAACATATTTCAAAACCACCTGATTCAAGACAGAAGTTAGCAAATTCTTTAACATTTTCTTTGTCAAATGGATATCTGTAATCTGCATCTATCTCTTGCGCTTCGTGCCACTCTTTATAATCCTCTGCAAATCCATCTTCAATTGCTCTCAACAAAAATGTTCCAAGTAACTTTGCATCTTCATCATTTAATCCTGCTCCGTCATTATGATGTCCACTACTCCATAATTCTTCTGAGATTAAATTAGGACATTCACTCTTTTGAGCTACATTGTAGCAGAAATCCCATAAAGGTCTCCACCACCAACAATTGTTCCTAAAATACACTCCTGGATTTGCTTTTTCAAATGCCTTAGTTTCTTCCCAATATTTCTCTCTCATTTTTTCATCTTTATCAAGTTCTTCCCATTTTTTATCAAACTCCATTTCTCTGTATTTCTTTAACACAGGAAAATCTTCAAGTGTTTTGTTTTCTTTTGGATTTAATCCATGTACATCCATTCCCATTATTTTATCTCCTTATTTATATATTTTTGTTCTAATTCTATTCTTCTTCTTTGTTGTTTTAAAAATGATTGCAATTCACTCATATCTCTATTGCTTTCATCTTTATTCATTTCCCAAAGCATAGTTAACCATTTATTTATTTCACTCATTATTTTTCTCCTTCTAGTTTATTTATCTGTTCTTTAAGGTTCTCGTTTTCTTCCATTAGTAGTGCAATTTCTCTTAAATATATAGATGTTGCACTCTTTTCATCTAAGCTTTTCAGTATCATATTTATTGTATCTTCATCAATGTTCATTTTCCTCCTTTGTTAATAAAATATTTGGGTGTGCTAGCTCCACACTAACCTTGCTGTTTACTCTCTTCCGCTCACCGAAGTCGTGTCAGTTTTTATCCTGCAACTTGAAGCCAGTTAATGTTTGACATTATAGTGTAGTTACACACCCAATTATATAAAAGAGCAGAGCCTCACATGTTCCTTTGCCTTCATTCCTATGTTTCAGGACTTATTTTCCCTGTAGATGACTGGCCAAATTGGAAATGTGTCATCTTTACCATACAGGAGGACAAGTTATTGACTCTGCTCGTCTCCTCCACTAACCCATCACCGCATCATATATTACCCATACCACAATGACTATTGCAACTGCTTCTAAGACAATCATAGTTTTTTAGCAGCTGCTTCTTTAACTGTAACTTTTGTTGTTCCATCGCTATTTTCTTCAACCTCTTCAACAACTTCAGTATCTTTCAATATCTTCTCTATGCCTCTTATTGCATCTCTACATTCTCTGCCGATTTCATCAAGAGAATATTCAGCTTCTTCACAATAACCTCTTGCTTCGCTAATATTTCTCTCTATTTCATAGGTATCTACATTATCTAATTCATCTATCAATCCCTCTAATTCATCTCTTGCAACTAGGCAATGTGTCTCAGTATTAAAAGTCTTGAATCCTTCATCAATTTGCTTTTGAAGAAACTTGTTCTCTTCTTGCAGTTTTGTTATGATTTCTTCCTTGCCTTTTATTCTGTTATCTATTCCCTCTAACTCTTCTAAAAGAGCAGTCATTTTATCTTTTAGCATTTTGTCTCCTTTTTGTTATTTTGTTTCTATATATTCCATTAGTCCCTCAGTTATATATCCATATATATTTGCCTGTATTTGGTCATGTGCATTTCCATCTGAATTTATTTCAGGTTTTTCCAGCATAAGCCAAGTATTATGTGCTGCATATTGAGCAATATCCCAATAATAAATTGGTATAGCATTATCTGCTATTTCAAAAATAACATCTTCATCACAGACATCTCCATCATCATCATTGCATATAATGTCATCATATTCTTCACAGGCATCTTCCAATAAATCTTTTAAATTATAATTGTTTTTACTCATTTATCTTCTCCTTCAAATTGTATGTTAAGCCTTAGCATATCATAAGACTGCACTAAGACTGCTAATCTCTGATAACTATCTAGTCTCGAATTAAGTATTTTAATGAAATCAAAGAATATTTTCTCTCCAACTCCATGTTCAGTAGCCATATCAATATAGTCTGATATTACTACTGCTAATTGTTCGTCTGTTAAATTATTAAGCTCATTCATTTACAATACATCCTTTCTCTTTATATAGGCTCCAGTCTTTTTTAATCAGTTCATCTCTACGACTTACAAGCCTTGTTATAAACTTTTCTGTTATCAATACCCCATTATTTGTCTTTGCCCCAATATTTTTAGAAGCATTTCTAATCATTTCATTATACATCTGTATAATTTCTATCAGTTTAGTTATTTTTACAGTGCTTGGTGCAACAAGCTGAACACCTTTTTCTTTTACTTCGTTCATTATTCCTCCTTATCTTTTAAAAAATCTAACCAGCC